TCGATAGCTTTTCGTACGTCATCCGTACACCACGCACTATATGCACAATTCAGTATATCCAGTACCGCTTTTCTGCTGATCAAATCATCCATTACCTAATCTCCTTCCACACATCGGGCAATAATTGATTTTCGCTATTCCTCTCCATCCGTTCGCTTTTATCGAAATATGCCAATCATCTATTGCGGAGAAATATATAGTCGCATGGCAGTTTTTCTCTAACGGTTTCACATGGCCATCGGCATCTTCACGGCAGTAAGGACAACTTGCCTGTTCGGATGCTTTACCCTTGGTATAACCATCCGCATGCCCCTTGATATAGCCGCTGAAGTATGCCGCCGCTGTATCCTGTTCTTCTTCCTCTCTGCTACCAATGATTGCATCAGGATCAATGCTCCACATTTCATGATCGATGTACTCGCCGATAAGGTGATGCATTCCATTATCCAAGTCTACCCATCTGCTCATCTGTCTTCCTCTCCATTCCTCATACATGCCCTTGCCGCATATAATGCGAGTGACGATGCCATAACAGCAACACCCATATTCTCACCTGCGGACGCACAACAAATAATTGCAATCGCCAAGATAAACGGGATAATGCATTCAATCAGCTTCATTGGTCTTCCTCTCTCCTCTACTGCAAAAATCATCATCCTGCCATCCATAGCCGTAGTCTTGGATATAGCAATACGGGATGCGCCCATTCTCATACATATGATGCTTGCAATCCTTGCATCGGATAATTGCATCAGGCAGATAATAGTCCACATAGTTTTCCAATGATCGCAATGCTGAATTTTTATCGTGCCCGTCGTACATCTGCAAAAACCTAACATGGTTTAACACACGATCCGCATCAACTAGTTTCATCGTTTCCCCTTTCCCTGATACTTCCATATCCTCTCGCCTTGCACCTGATACAGTCCGTCAGACAGCTCCGTCAGTGGGCAAAAATCCGGTCTGCGATCATACCGTATCCCGATACCCCTTTCATCGTCATCGGCCAACGCATAGCACCACGCATTCACCATCAGGCGGCATTCTCCGCAGTTCTGCGGCATCTTCATATCAATCAGTACTGCCATGTCTCCGCTTCATTTCCTCTTCCACCGCGTATTGGAACCGCTGCCAGTTCGGACGGTCAATCACCGGATCTCCGAAGTCGTAGTCGCGCATCTGCGCCAGGTCGTCCGCAATCTCGTCCAGGTCTCTAGTGGACAGCTCCGGCAGATGAGCCTTGACGATGTCCTGTACGCGCTTGGGCATGTACGTCTGTCTGCCGTGGCAGTAACGCAGTGCACAGATGGCGAGCGTGCCGAGCTCGTCCGTGTTTAACTTGATCATCTAATTCTCCTTTTAATGTCAAAAAACGTTAGCTAGCTCATGGTTTTTGATCGCTGATGCAGTCAGACGGTAAATTGTCCGCCTGCGATACTTTAGGCGGTCTATGCCCCATCCTGTACGGATACAAAGCGCAGTCTGTTATCGGGCAGAGCCTCGCCTCCGCCATCTGTCCTCCACAGCAATCCAGACACTTTGCTCGGATCGCTTTTACAGGTGTCAGTACTTTGTTGATCATCTGTCGTCCTCCACTCTCTCAAACGGTTCATCCGGTTCCGGCTTGCGCTCTGTCGGTGTCGGCGTGAGCGGGATCTTGCTGAGGTCGTATCCACTTCGCAGCAGCCGCCAGACTGCCTGATTCCACTCTTGCGTGAACCTAATTACATAGTCCTGCTTGATGTATGCCATCACTTGCCTCCCTTCTCCGCCAGTGCGATCAGAAAGGCGATGTTCGTCGCGGCGTGCCACAGGTGCGGTAGTCCGCTCTCATCGTCCACTCCGTCAGGATCATCGATGTACCGGAGGATGTGCCGGAGCAGCGCCTCCTTGTATCGCTCCGGTTCGACACGCTTCCAGTTGTCAGGATCCTTGTATTTGTTGGTGCCGTACTCACGCACCTCGGCGATCGCCCACAGGATCCGCATCGGCACCAGGCTGAGCCTCGGCTTGCCCGCGTCTGCCTTGGCGGTCTGATCGAAATGCCGTTCGACCGTGCCGTCTTCGTACATGACTGCGACTTCGATTTCCTGATCCGGTGTCTCTTTCTTCTTCATGCGTCGCTCTGGAAAGTACCGCGTGTCCACCTTATACCCGTGTGCTTCCAGCCACTGCGCCATCTCCTTGTTGGATACGCAGTTCATCTCGGCCAGGATCCGCACCTGCTTGAACTTGTTCTTTGCGTCGCGGTACATCGTTGTTATTTCGTCTGGTTCCATTTTAAGTACCATCATACTGTCTCCTTCACACCCGGCACATCAGTCTGCCTCCTCAAAAATATCCATCTCATCGATGTACTTATGCTCCGCATCCCACAACACACGGATGCCGTACTTCTCACCCTCCGTCACAAGGTCGCTGTCGTGGATCGTGCCCTCGTTGATATCGTTGATAATCGCTCCGACCTGCGACAGGTAGCGCATGACCTTGTCCCTAGGCCATCTGTACGGATGCCGTCTCAGGATCAGCGCCATCGCCGTGTACAGCTCTCCGCTGATGTGGTGGATGGTCAGCTGTCTTACCTCCTCTGCCGCCTGCTCATACATCTTGCGGCACTCTGCGCACCGTCTGCGCTCAGCGATCAGGCTGTCGAGTGCGGATGCACGTTCAGCGGCTCTGCGCTCTTTGCGTCCCATCAGTCCACCTCCGTGACGGTGATCCATCCGTCAAGCAGTGTGTCGACGCTGACACCGACCGAATCGGCGAGCAGTACAAGGTTTGGCAGTGTCGGCAGGTGATCCCCGCTGAACCACCTGCTGATCGATGTCATGTTGATCATCGTGCCCTTGGACAGCTCCGTCTGTGAGATGCCCTTCTCCCTGAGGATCGGTCTGATCTTGCGTCCGAGCTCGCCTGCATTAATGACTACCTGTTTCATGCTCATATACCCCCATTTAAACCTCGTCCGAGTCGTCCTCGGTAATTTTATCGTCTGTCTCCGTCTGCGCCCGATTTGGCGCGTTTCCTGCGCTGTAGTCGTGCCTGCTCAAGTCCCCTGATGCCAGGATCAGAAAGATGTCCAGCACAAGCATCAGAAACAGAAACCCGCCGATCACCAGTAATACCTTAATAACCATGTCGTAATGCATCGAACCCCCTTCTGATGATCATCCGCTTGGTCAAGCCATACAGCGGATCCTGCTTGTTGCGCTGGATCGCCGTGTAAGTCCCGCCTGCGCAGTGTCCGTTGAGTGCCCGCATCAAATTGCGTCTGCTCCATGCCTCGGTGTAGCCTGCATCGAAGCGGATCCTGATAAAGTGCCGGCAGATCTCGATCACCTCACCGGAGCGCTGGCGGTCGCCGAACGCGTCATCCGCGAACCCGGTGACGGTCACCCGGTCGCCCACCTGAAGGCTGTCTGGATGGTTGAGTGTCTCATAGTCGTCTTTCCGTGTCAGGTCGCACAGCTCCGTCCTGAGCTCATACTTTTGTTTTTCGGTCACCTCGTAGCACCTCCTCATACTTGTTCGTAATCGCCGTGCGGATCAAAGCCTCCATGCTCGGCACATCATACTCCGGGTCATCCTTGAGCATATCGAATGCTCGGTACAGTGCTCTCTCCAGCTCGTTAAGGCTCATTTGCGATCATCCTCCCGCTCGTTCAGCATCCTGTCCAGCTCCATCGTGCCCTGCATCAGCTTCGCCATGTCGATCGTCCGCAGCGGCACCGAGTTAATTACGTGATCGATCAGCGCCTTTAAGCAGGCGACTGCGTATCTTTTGTTGTCCTCCATGTCTCCTCCTGATAATCCAAGTAAGCCAACAGCAGCACCTTGACCAGCTTATGCCCGTCATACTTCTTGCAGAGCAGATCCGCGTACCGCATCAGATCCTGCCAGTACTGATCATCATCACGGTATTCATGACTGGACTTGATCATCTTCCAGAAGTCCGTCATGAAATCTGCAAATAGCTTAAGATCGAGCATTTCGCCTCCTCCCATCCATGTGCAACGACAGCCAGGTATCCAAACTTATTCAGCGCCTCGATCCATCGCCGCTGATGCTCTGACAGTCTGCCAGTCTTGGTCTTCATCTCAATGAATAATCCGTGGTATCCATGAGACGGGATCGGCAGCATCAGATCCGGCACGCCACTCTTGACTCCCAGCTGTCGGTTCCGGATCCGCCATCCCTGTCCACCGACAGACTCGTTCGGGATATGGAACAGGAACTGAAGCTCCGGTCTCGTTCTGCACCACTGGATCAGTTGTTTCTGTTCTTCGTTTTCGGTCATTTCGAAAAAACCTCGCTTGAGTCTACTACGTAAGTAATCCAATATACAGGAGTCTTACGACCTGTATATGGATACTACGTAAGTGAGACTATGGTGATATATGATTTAACATATATATATAGGGTTTCTTAAATCATAAATCACGGTTTCCATCTGTCATTTTTGCGTGCCGGTCTCTGGTAGCAGATGCCTCGAAACAGGATCATCTGATGCCCACGCCGGAAGATCACCTTCGTGCCGTTTTCAATCGTCCCGATCTCGAATAGCGTGTCCGGCTTTGACCTAAACCTAACCACAGACTCGCTGAGTCCTGATTGTTCGATCATGTCATCCAGACTCATCGCTTCGTTTGCATCGATGGTGTTGGCATCCAGTATCTCGGCGATCACTTCCGCAGCGTCTTCTTTTGCGATCTGGTCTTTGCCGACTCCCTTGGATCCGGTTCCGGAGTATTTGGCTGTCGCAAGGAAGTTCCATTCATCCGCCCGATGAACAGGATAGTCGAACCAGATCCGCTCCTCAGGCATCGGTGGAAACTCTCGGAGTGTTCCGGACATCTCCCATGCTGTCAGGCTGTCACATGCATCTGGAACCTGTTCTTTGTATTTCGCGTCCTCTCCGTCAAGCTTGAGCTGCGTCAGGTCAAGGATCGCGTCGGGATCTCTGGCAAACACCCCGCTGCCGGATGCCCTGTCGACGCTGTTCGAGTACTTCTGATTAGCCCCCTTGCTGTGATGGTGGCAGTAGATCATGGCGACATCCGCCTCGATTGCTACTCGGTCGAAGTAGGAGCAGAACTGACTCATCTGCGTTGCGTCGTTCTCATCGCCGGTGATAACCTTGTAGATCGGATCGATCACGACCGCCACATATCCCTTGTCCTTGATCCGGTTGATCAGAAACGGTGTCAGTTTATCCATCGGTACCGCCCGTCCTCGCAGGTTCCAGAGCGTGATATCGTTCGCGTGCTCCGGTCGGATCCTTAGCCTTTTGTAAATCTCATCAAATCGGTGGAATGTACTCGACTCATCAAGCTCCAGATTGACATAGAGTACCTTGCCGCGCCTGCAGCGGTGACCGAGCCAGTCGGATCCCTCCGCCAGTGCGATCGCCAGACTCATCAGCAGAAAACTCTTTCCCGCCTTGGATGGTCCGGAAAGCAGCAGCTTGTGCCCGACTCTCAGGATCCCAGATATCAGCTCGTCCTTCAGCGGCGGCAGATGCTCCAGAATATCGCCAAGCTGGATGCAGTCTGGCAGGTTGTCATTTTCTGCCTCTACCCATTCACGCCATTCCTTATAGTTCGCCGCACCGATATTCCGATCAATGATCCGCTGGTATTTGCCGTTTCGCTTGATGCCAGGCATCCGGCTGTACCGGCTCGCGTTCTTGTCGTTCTGGTCGATGTGCAGTCCGTTCTTCTCGCAGAACTCATACAGGAACCGCACCCGCTCCCTGTACTGGCTCAGGCTCTCTGCATCGATGTGCACGATGGCGTGGAGACTCTTGTTTCCGGAGTGCACAAGGAACTTGACCGGCAGGTTCATCGCCTTGATCAGTGCGTACTGCTTTTCGATCTCGTCCACATCGGACTCGATCAATGCGTATCGATAAGCGGCAACATTTGAGTCTCGCTCCCCGCCGGATCCGTCCAGCGGATTGAAACGGATCAGCGCTCCTGCTTCCGACTCCGAACAGATCGATGCATTTGAAAATCCTTTTTTCAGTGCCCGGAGCAGATCTCCTGCAGTCCTCGACCGGATGCCGTTTCTAGGCTCCCAGATGCCGCGTTCCTCGTTGTAGGTCAGTCTGTCGCAGTATCCGACATATTCATCTTCCTCAAACATCTCGCTGAGATACTCCCGCAGATCATTGACTGGTTTGTATCCCTTTTCCTGCTCCGGTATCGACTCCGGCTTTACAAAGCCAGCCTCAACGATCTGGTAATCTCTTCCGATCTCTTCGATCTCATCATCCCATCCGATCACCCGATCAGACACCGCTGGCCTGTATCCTCGATCCACCGCCATCTGATAGATGGTTCCTCCGGTAACCGGAGCGCCAGCGTTCTGTTCGTTGAATGACTCCCATTTCCGTTCACAGACACCCGGCTTGTATTTCGTGGAATTTGCAGACCATAGATCCCAGTCCGACACGGAGTACCCTTCATGCTTGAGCGCCATTCCGACCTTCAGCCAGTCGTCATAGTCGTCCGGATCAATGTATTTGATTAACTCGATTAAGCTGTCCATACAAAGTCCTCCGGCTTGACTCTCAGCAGGTATTTCTTCCAGTTGACCGCTGCCAGCTCGTTGATCCGTGCGGTCGCCTGCTGGAATGTCCATGTCCCTACATTTCTGTATCCGAAACGTTCAAGGCAGTGCACCTGTTTCGGAGTGGCGAGTCCTGATTTCCGTCTGTTCATCAGTCGGTCAATAATCTGGCTCGCCTGTCCTTTGCTCATGTTCTCGGCACTGATGCCATATCCTTCGATCATCCGGATCTGCTTGTCGGATGCAGGCTGACTCTCCCATGCGAATGTCGGTTCATAATCTGCCAGATCCATGCCGTCGATACTCACAAACCACTGCAGCGGATCCAGCAGCTTTGATTTCTTCTTCGCCTGTGCCGCAAGTTCCTCGGCGAGTTTGCTCCGTCTTGCTTCCACTGCATCGGATGCGGCTCCGAACAGGTCGATCTCTTCCTCTTCCGACTTCGATGTCACATATGCCTTGTCTTCCACGTTGTCGACGGACAGATCCGCAGGCTTGCACAGATCGTGTTTCTGGCTCATCCACAAGAAGTCAAGGATCAGCAGATCCTTTTTGCCAGGTGCGAGCCTTGTGCCTCTTCCGATCATCTGACAGTACAGGCTCCGGATCTTTGTCGGCCTGAGTACCACCACACAGTCAACGCTTGGACAATCCCATCCCTCCGTCAGAAGCATGGCGTTGCAGAGCACCGCTCCGGCTCCGGCTTTGTCGAACCATTCGATTGCTTCTTTCCGGTCAGGGCTCGATCCATTGACTTCCCTTGCTCCGTGGATCATGGATGCGAGTTCCTGCGCGATGCTGATCAGCGGGCAGAACACGACAGTTTTTCGGTCTGCGGCATATTCCATAATGGCTTCTGCGATCTTCGGCAGATACGGCTCCAGCGTCTCGGCGATCGAGTTCACTTCGAAGTCTCCGACCTTAACCTTGACCTGACTTAAGTCGATCGGCAGCGGGACAGTCCGTGCTTTCATCTGGCACAGGTACCCGTCCGCAACTGCCTGCCGCAGGCTGTACTCATATGCGAGATTGTCGTAATACCGTCCGAGCGATTTTTTGTCGCCTCTGTCCGGTGTTGCCGTCACGCCAAGCACATCCGCGTCAAAGTGTGTCAGGATCCGCTGGTAACTGTCTGACAGGCTGTGATGCGCCTCGTCCACGATCACGGTTTTGAAGTAATCTGTCGGGAACTTTTCGGCTCTGCGCATCATGGTCTGCACGGATCCGACCGTCACCGGCATCAGCTCGTTCTCAGATCCCTTGATCTTGCCTGCAGTCGATCCTGTCAGCGTGTGGTATTTGTCCCTTGCCTGTTCGATCAGCTCGTCCCGATGCGCAAGGATCAGGACTTTCCCCCTTTTTGTCCGATCCTGCGCTATCCGGGAAAATACGACTGTCTTGCCGCATCCGGTCGGGAGCACAAGCAGCTGTTTCTGGAATGTGCTCCATCCGTCCTCGATCGCTCTGACCGCTTCCTCCTGATACGGTCTTAATCTCATATCGTAAAGATCGGGGATGCAGCAGCCGGATTTTCATTCTTCGTGATCTTTGGAGCTTCTTCCGGCGGGTAGCAGTACTTCACATCGTTGAATGTTCCGCCCTTCGATCCCTCTCTCTTGCCGATCGCACAGACTCCAGTCCTGCCGACGACCTGATTGAACAGTGCAAGCTTCAGCTTCGTGCCGTCTCCTTTCTTACGGAGTCCGACACATTCGAAGAAACGGAAGATCAGGAATGTCAGCGACTCTGTGACCTTGAGTCTGTACTGAAGTTTGCTCGTCTTAACCTGTCCCTGATCGTTCTTCCAGATGATGGTCAGTTCGATATTCGCCTGATTGCAGGCTTTGATGCGGCTGTTTTCCGGATCATTCGGTTCCCACCATTCGCGTTCAAAATTGGTCACCTCAAACCAGTAGTCGCCGTCCGGGATAAGCTCAAACGATGAACTTTCCTCAATCTCGTCTTCCCATCCAATAACCATGTTATCTGCCATCTTTTAATCCTCCTCGTCGTCAAATGGAATTGTTTCTGATTTAGCTATTTCAGCGACTTTATCCCAGTTCTGGATAATAAAGTCGATAAGCTCTTTCTTGTACCGGAACAGCGGCATCTCGCTGTCCGTCACCCATGCTTTTGATACAGCCAGCATCCGCAGATCCTCGTCTGTTACTCCATCGCGATCCATCAGTGTCTTGAGTTCTTCCGGTATCTGCGGAGTCTTCGGTACGCCCACGACATGAGCGATCGAGTCGAAGTCCATCGGGATCATGTCCGGCAGTCCAAAGCGGTTTTTCGCATCCCAGCAGTTGTGGTGTGTGGTATACATGACTCGCTCGCCGCCCTGCACCTTCTTCTTTTTGTCCGGTGTCGTGATCACATGCGTCTTGTAGTTGCAGAACAGGATCATGTCCGCCCATTCTTTAACCAGCGGAGCCGTCTTCTTCTGCATCTTCAGCTCCCAGCGGTCGTATGCGCCCATCTCATCAGGCTGTTCGAACTTCCGCATCTGAGCATGTGCCGTGAATACAACATGGATACCGGATGCGATCAGGTTGTTCAGCTCTGTGAGCAGCGCTTGGAATTTCTCGGCGAGCATCACATAGCCTTTGCCGTATCCGAAGTCCTCGATGGATCCGCTGTTTGTCAGTGCCTTTGCGCAGAGCATTTCCGCCCAGTCCGCCGTATCAATGACCAGTGTCTTACAGCAGAGGCTGCTTTCTACATACTTGACTTCCTCGATGATCTCTCCCCACGACTGCGGATCAGGGAGCCTCGCAACATCGAGCTGCTTCGTCGATCCTTCAACATCGATGAACAGCGGATCCGGGAACTTGGATGCCAGGGTAGTTTTCCCGATCCCTTCCGGGCCATAGATCAGCACCTTGAGTGCCGATGGTATTACGCCTCTTGTGATTTGCATTTGTTGCCTCCTGTTATGATTTTCGTTGGGTCAATACCCTTTCGAAGCATTGTCTTTGGCATTTTGCCATATCGATACGGGAACAATGGACACCTTGAAACGGTGCAGTATCTGACTTCGTATAAGCTGTTGCCGCAGCATTCAACGCACTTTAAGCGGATAGCTTTCATTGGACTGTTGTTATTCATCGGCTTTTACCTCGCGCAGATCAATGTACGGAAGGTTGTATTTATTGTCCCAATGGATACAAAATTCATCTTCCCATGTATCGCTATCTGTCTCTAAATCTGGAAGAATTTTCGAAGATGAAAGCAGTTTTTGAAGTTCTGGGAGATTTCCTTTGAAGTAGCCGATATATGTATCGCTTGGCCATGGTATGAACTTGCATCTTCCAGCGCCTCTGTTTTCCTGCCGCCAAAAATAAATCCTCAGTTCTGTGCTGCGCGGATAAACTGTATACGGAAAGTCGAGTTCGAAATAGTCATTAATGTTTTTCCTGATACAAATCGATACAGATCTGCCGTTGCGATCTTTATGAACCTTCCCGATAGAAATCCGAACATCTTTTTCTGCCTTAGTGATCGCGGTTTTGCCTTTCGCATCTGGCATACGCATATAGCTTCTCATTTCATCAAACAGGTCATCTGTTTCTTCTTCCACTGGCTTCTCTCTCAGCAATCCGAGATCACCTTCATCACCGTATTCGTATCCGATCGGATCTCCGACGATAAAGCTTCTGTCAACTCCGACATCACTAACGATCCACCCGGTATCTGGGTCGACAAGCCTGAGATGGCCTGTGTCTGTGTCTTCAAATACCTGTGCCGATCCGAATTTTGAATTGTAAATCTTCGTCATATGTTTACCTCCCTTTCTTATTACTCTTAATCATCCTCAAACACTCTCCGCGCCTCCCTGAGGCACTCATCGCAGTACCAGCACCCGCGGATCCTGACCGCATCCCACTGCTGGATGTGCTCTCCACAGAGCTCGCAGATCGGGAGCTTGTACTCCCACGCCGCGCACTGGCGGTCGTAAGCCTCCCACATGTCGTAATTGTCAGGCAGTGCCATGCTCAGCCGCCTCCTCCCGGATGATCCGCCGCAGAAACTCAGGAGCCTCTGACAGCGGTCTGTCGTCTTTGAATACGTACTCCATAAAACTGTCGGCACTGTCCGGGTCTATGCTTGTCATCAGTTTGTCGTAGTCTGAGAAACACCAGTATTCTGCTCTGCCCGGTCTGGATACCGTGAGTCTTGTACGGAGCTCGTTGATGCTCAGATCCACCCGGTAGCGAGTGTCAGGGATCTCACGGAGCTGCATCACCAGATCAGCAATCTCAGCCTCAAGTCTCATCGTTCTCCACCTCCTCCGTCTTGCCGAGCCGTACATGCCGCGGTACATCGCCGAAATCCTCTCCGTCCTGTCCGCAGATCACCAGATCTCCGACAAATACCTGTCCGTCTGCGATCATCGTCTCCGGCTTGCCCTTGATCTTCCCTTCCTCGTCGCACAGGATCACGACATCCTCGATGCGGTACGCCTCGATATTGCCGCCCACAAGCCTCTGCAGTGTCTGCAGATCGTTGGCGATCTTCTCGTGCCGTGGGCACCCGTTTTTGATCGTGATCACGTTGATCGTCTTCTTACGCATCTCTCCACCTGCTTACCCTTTCTGTTGATCTGCCGATGCATGCCCCTGTCCGTGTGCTGACGGTCTTGAACTGCATGTAGTTGTCCAGATTAACCACCACATCACTCAGCGGTTTGCTGTAGCCGATTGACTTGTGGTACTCCCTGCACCGCTTGGCGATCATCTTGCGGCGGATCCGCTTGATCCTGTCCTCGATGATCCAGACGATGCTGATCGTCAGCCAATACGCCACGAACAGAAACAACAGTGTCTGCGGCTTATTCAACCCGCCCGGCTGAGCCAGGTATGCCGTAGCAGCTCCCGCCAGTCCGATCATGTTTTCATAACTTTTCATGTTTCTTCCCCTTTCTCGATCCTCAACCGTGCCCCACACGCATCAAGGATCATCAATAGCTCCCCCATCGGTAACCGCTCGATCTCCCGCAGGTGCAGGTAGGTCGTGGACTGCTTGAGCCCGTACCGTTTGCACAGCTTGCGGACACTTAAGCCGCTTCGTGCCATCTCTGCACGGAGATCCGAAGCGATCGTGTCGAGTGCGGTCTTGTGTTTACGCATTTGCTCACTCCCTTTTTCTTGCGTTTACGCAAGCTCATCGGCAAAAAAAATCTCCATCGGATTGTCAATTCCGAGGATGTTGATCATGTCATTGATCTCCTGTCTCGAAAAAGCCCCGTCTGCTTTTACCTTCCGATGGAAAGTCGACTCGTTCATGTTCAGTTTTTCCGCCAGTTCCTTGACCGTCATGCCTCTGAGCACTAACTGCGCTCTCAGTCTTCTCTCGTCAAACAAATTCTCACCTCCTTAACTCCGTTTCGCTCTTGCTCATCAGATCCGGACTCTTACCGGATGACGGAGCCGCACGCTGGCGGCTTACCTTAGCAATGACATCATCTGACGTTTCGCTTTCCTGAGTTCAGCACCTTCAAAATCAGGCTTGTATGGAAGATCATCAAGCTGATATCGAGCTTCTTCTCTTACCTCTTCGTCGGTCAACGGTCTATTAAGATCATCTGCTTTCGCTTCAAACCTGCTTGATAATGCAGTATCAAGCGCTCTTTCATAGAGTGTTCTTTTCATTATTTTTCACCCTCCCATTCTCTCGCATCCTGCCAGTCAAGCATCTCAACCTTCCAGTCCTGCCGATGGAAAGTTGCTGTACTTCCGTCTGCCAGCGTCATCTGCCATGCTGACAGTTCGCACTCCGTGATCACCTCATGGATGGCAATCACATTCATGTAGTAGCAGATCTCCTGCGTCTCTCTGTTTGTAACTCTGCACTGTGTAGTCATGTGTACCCCCCTGCCGGAGATATACCGCTCCGGCTCGGTATCTTTATTATGCGATTTTCAGTTCCTTGCTTCCCCATGAATGATCATCATCGAGGACTGCATTGCTGTATGCTCTCCAGTCGATCTCTCCATCCTTAACAAGCACAACGCCGTCAACGTAGAAGTAACCGATCATTACATACTCTCCATCCTGCCATGTGCCGAAATCATATTCGACATTCAAAAATCTGAAGATCTGAGCCATTCCCTGTGCACGACCTGCGCAGTGGTTTGTTCTCTCAACATCGCCCTGTTCTCTGTTTTTTGCGTTATAGCTGATCACGCTAAGGATGCTCTCGATTACGTCCTGCATTGTGTGTGTTCTGTTACTCATTTCTTACCCCTCCTGTGTGTTTCTTGCGTCAACGCAAGTTCCCTATGCAAGTAATATACCACTTGCGTTTACGTAAGTCAATGCATTTTCGCAAGTTTCTATATATTTTTTTGCGTGTTTGTGTTGCGTATCTGCAACAACGATAATATAATAAGGCTGAGAGGGAGATAGGAGGATAACGATGGAAGTTAAGGATATTATCAGGAATAGACGCGCTGAGCTTGGGCTCACGATGAAACAGCTTGCTGACAAGATCGGAGTCAGCGAGGGAACAATATCCAGATGGGAGTCTGGAGAGATCGCAAATATGAAACGGGATAAGATTGTATTGCTGGCGGAAGCGTTGATGATCTCCCCCGCCGTGATCATGGGATGGGCGGACGAAACGCCGGCTCAACCCCAGCCTGCGCCTTACTACCTCAACGACGAAACCCGTGAGATCGCACAGGCCATCTTTGACAATCCGCAATACAAGGCTCTCTTCGATGCCTCCCGCAAGCTCTCCCCCGCCGACCTGCAGTTTGTCATGGACATGATCGACCGGATGCGACCGGATGAGTAAGTGTCAGTTTTTATGTACACCACCTGTGATACAGTAGTTGTCGGGAGGTGAGCTAATGATAGATGTAAGAGTTGTAGATTTGCCCGTCAGGATCAAAGGCACCACCGTCCTCAATCCCGACGGGTCTTATACGGTTTTGATCAATGCCAGGCACTCTTACTGCACCCAGCGCAAGGCGTGCAGGCATGAGATGGATCACATTGACGACGGAGATTTTGACGGTAGTGACAGCGTGGATGCGATTGAGCAGAGAGCGCACGGAGGAGGGACAGCATGAACGCAGAAGAAACAAGATTTGCAAAATTAGTTATTGGTGCCATCAACGAAGAGCATCCTGAGTATGTGCTTGATGTGTCGGAAGTATCAGATTATTGCAAGATATATCTGCCTGATGGATATGGCGTAGACAGTGCAGTGGTTACGATGTTTCATTTTGGACTCAAAAGTAAATATTTTACATTTCGGAAGTATGCGCTCAGTAAAGATGATCAGAAAGCAGCGGATGCGATCGGATCGCCGGATAAAAAGGGAAAGATATTCGTCAGCAATCCTGATGACGTTGTGCCGTACTTGGAATACCTTGTTCGAATAGCGGAAAGCCAGTATAAGACATATGAGATTGAGAAATACAGAGAGAAGAGTGCCGACAGGTCAAAGAGCGAGCTTCTTGATGCTCTCGGCATCGGCATTTCGATTAACGGATCCGACATAACGATCGGATCCAAAAAGGAATAAAAAACACCGCCCACCTGCGGCAACAGGCGAGCGGCTCATAAGGGGTAAACAACAAAAAGGGGGTTGTAAACACATCTATATGTTACCACAACTCCCCATTATATGGGAGGTGGCTATTTTGCCAACTGCACGAAAATTGCCGTCGGGATCTTGGCGGGTACTGGCGTACTCGCACAGAGATCCAAGCGGCAAGCGTATCTATCGATCTTTCACAGCGCCTACCAGAAAGGAAGCCGAGCATCAGGCGGCGATCTGGAACGCAGGCCATCACGACCAGACGAGCGGGATCACGGTCTCGGAGGCGATCGACCGCTACATTGAGCTCAAGCGGGCAGTTTTATCTCCGTCCACGATCAAGAGCTATCTCTCGATGGTGGACAACTATAAGCCGATCGGATCCATGCGGATCGACACGCTTAAGAGCTCAGATCTGCAGGTATGGATCTCGGACCTGGCTAAAACTCACAAACCCAAGAGCACCCGCAACATCTACGGACTGCTGACCGCTGCCATCCGCATGTTCGCACCTGACACAAAATTCAACGTCACGCTGCCGCAGCTCGACCGCAAGCACTACAAGCTGCCGACCGATGCCGACATCCAGCGGCTTCTCGATCACACGCACGGCACACGCCTCTGGATCGCTTTGATGCTCGCCCGCTACTACAGTCTGCGCCGCTCGGAGATCTGCGCACTCACGTCTGATGATCTGGACGGAGACATCCTCACGATCAGCAAGGCTGTCGTGCTGGACAAAGATAAGCAGTGGATCGTCAAAACTCCAAAAACCAAATCGTCCTACCGCACTCTGCAGATCGGGGATCCACTCCTCACGGAGCTCCGCCGGATCGACGGCGCAATCATCGACTGTAACCCGGACGCATTGATCGACCGCTTCCGCCGGGCACTCAAGGCGGCAAAGGTGGAGCCATTTAACTTCCATCTGCTCCGTCACAAGTTCGCAAGCAATGCCGCACTCGCTGGCATCCCGGACTTTTACACTGCATCCCTCGGAGGATGGCGACCGGGATCCACCGCACTCAAGCAAATCTATCAGAATGTCACCGATCAGGATCGAATCCGCATCATGGCGCAGTTGAATCGCCAGATGCAACACGAAATGCAACACGAAAAAATAAAACCCCAGTAAATACTGAGGTTTTAACGTGGAGACAGTGGGATTCGAACCCGTACCGAGTGAATTGCCGAAATGCCCGTATTTGCTGAATGCCCGTAAAATAAGGCTTTGCAAGCATCCAGTATATTGTAAAATTAGCATCATGATGCAAAAATTATACCATTTTAGACAGCTATGCAACACGGATGCAACACGATGCAACACGGATCACGCCTCATCCGCTGCCATCACATCAGCTCGGACAGCCCGCTCAAGCAGTGCCACAAGGTACTCGGCGGGCTCTCTCCGTCCTGCTTCCCAGTCCTGCAGCGTTCGCAGCGGGATCTGATACTTTTCGGCGAACTTTGTCTGTGACAGTCCGGTCAGCTGGCGGATCTCCTTAATACTCTGTATATTTTTCATCGACCGATACCCCCAGAAACTTATCGTACGGAACCTTAACGATCACGTAGTCCTCATACATCCGCCATCCCTGTTCCAGCACATATTTGACAGGGATCGGGCACTCACTCAACCACAGCTCGCCATCCGCCCAGTGCTCCGGCAGAAACTGCTCCGGGACAGCCATGATGCTGTAACCTGCATCCGCAATCCAGTAGCAGTAAGGTTTTAACTCCTCAGGCAGTCCCTTGTAGTCGTCTACCTTGCGGATCATACGCGGATCCAGATCTTGCAAACTCTTCCTCATCTCATGTCCTCCTTATATCCACGATCTTGTAAAGTCGCTGTCACGGAACAGCTCCTGCAGTCCGCTCAGCTGCTTCAATCTTAAAAGCTCCTCTGCATCCATCCCTATGTTCTTCATGATCCAGGCATCGGACATCCCGGACTTCGTCAGCTCTGCGACGATGTTCGTCATCAGTTCAACGCTGTGCGTTCCTCTCGCTCTGTTGTGGCGGATCGTGGATGCCATGCGACTCGCCTCTGGCTTATCAATCACTGACACTGGGAGCATTCCATGCTCACGATCATAGATGTCCTTATGTAGGAGCATTGTTGTATATCTGTGATATCCATCCACAATCTCATACATGTCCTCGTCCGGGATGTAGTAGCACACGATCGGCATCGTATATCCATCCTCCTTGATGGACTGATAGAGCAACTTCATCTCCGGTGGTGCTACGTGGTTCGGATTGTACGTGTTTGCCCTGATTTTTTCGATCGGCACCGGACGCACCCCGTAGACAGGACTTTCAAATGTTTCCGTACTTTTCAATCGCTTTCTTCCTCCTCTCCATCTCGGACTTTGTCTGCGCGAAGCCCATGTACTTACAGCTGTAATCATTTTTGATGATGCAGACACACATGCGCTTATAGGTTGGCACGGACTTAAAGTCCGTCACATCTGCATCATCCACATAATCCGCAAATGTGATCACATCCTTGTCGGATGTCTTGCTTACTTTGCCTCGGTTGTGATACTGCACTCCGCTGTCGCTCAGCTCCTGCACGGTCTGATCAGACAGCGCACCGCCCTTTTCCCGCCAGAACCTGATCGATGTCTGAAGCTTCTCGAGGTAGTGGTTTCGGAGATCCTCCGGCAGTGTATTTAATAGGAAATTACAGTATTCCTTCCATGTAAAATGCGGAGGCTTCGTAATCGACTTCCATCCCATTGCTGTGGTGGATCCATACAGTCCTGCCATGTTGACTCCGTTTACTCTGCCGACCATTTTGCCCCATGTCTGCGGATCGATCACTTTGTACAGTGCGAGCGATGTCATGGCGCAGTCGTTAAAAGGACTTGCCACACGCATCTGATCCACACTTAGACCCGCCTGATAATACAGGTCATACAGATGATTGTAAGGCTTGCCGAAGCGGGCATTATATGTCCAGATGTCGTTTACTGTCCAGTCATAGATCGGGTAGCAGGTGCAGACATTCTCATCACGCTGGTAGATGTAATTTGTACCACCGTAGTTGTTTACGTGATTGTTGCCCTTGATCGCTCTGTACCGATCCAGACTCTCGTCCGCGCGGATCCCGATCAGGATCGCTGTCTTACCGTGTGTTCTCCCGAACCAGAGTCCAAAGTTGTCCTGCACCTCATAGTCTCTCTGGCCTTGATAAAACTCAAATGGCACGTTGTCCTCGTTAATCACATACGGATTGTCTGGCATCTCCCGAACCCAGATCTCACGGTTCTGCTTCGCCCACGGGATCCATGTGTCTCCGTCCATCCGGCAGGCGCATTGCGCACCCAGCGGCAGGCAGAGCCAGTATTTGCGGATCTCCGGGAAGCTGTCAAAAACCTGTGTTACATAATCCGTTGTCATCTGATACTGCGCTTCGTAGTCGATGTGATACATTGAGATGTGGTCTGCGCATCCGTGTGCCTTGCCGTAGTCATACGCCATGTGGAGCAGCACGCTGCTGTCCTTGCCACCTGAGAATGCGACAAGTACATTGTCAAACTCATTGAATATGTACCGGAGCCGTTCCTGAGCCGCCTGATACACGTTTATATCCAGATACCTTTTTTGCACGTTCCACCTCCCGTTTGAATGCCTCTGCTAGGTTTTCTTTCCTCGTCAGACAGTCAATGATAAATTCGTCGATCGTGTCTAGTGCGCAGATGTCCGTGATGATCACTTTCTCTGCCTGCCCGATCCGGTGCACCCGGTCTTCTGCCTGCAGGCGCGTAGCCAGGTCAAAATCGTTATTGTAAAAGATGATCCGATGGCAGAATTGCAGGTTGAGACCGTAAGCTCCGCACATCTTATTCGCTACTAGGATCTGCGCATCTTTGCGGAAGCGGTCACGGTTTGCCTGCCGCTGCTTCTGTGGCAGCCTGCCTGTAAATTCAACGGCACGATCCGGGTACAGCTGCAGAATGGCATCTACCTCGGACTGGTATTTGCAAAAGACAATCACTTTGTCATCCCCTGCAGCTTCGATCTCCGCCATCAGCGCCTGCATCCGCGGGTTATCCTTTGGGTTATCAAAAATTGCTGTTGTCCGCATCCGCTCTGTCGGATCAGCAGTAACCGCCCGCCCGGATGTAACATGCTGAAGTGCGGAGAAATACTTGTAGATTGTCTCCGATCTCATCTCGTCAACTTCCAGTAGATACGCCTCGCGCACTTGGATGTACTCTGCTCGCTGCTTGTCCGTGAGATGGAAGTATCGCCTGCCGTAATGTTTGTCTGGCAGCTTTAAGCACTCCGATTTTTTGATCTGATATGTATACGGAGCGATTTTTTCCGTCAGATAGTCCACGTTCAGCACTCGACGGACGCGATGCTTGTCGACGATCTCCACGCCGCTCGGAAGCCTAACCGTCCAGTATTCGATGTGGTTTGCCGCAAAGCTGTAAAAGCTCTGATACCCAAGGATTCGCCAGTCGAGGATGTACCACTGGGCGAACAGATCCGCCTCGTTCTTGCTGATCGGCGTACCGTTGAGGATCAGCTTGTACTTGCAGCGCTTGGACAGCTCGATGATCCGCTCGGTGCGGATCGCCATCTTGTTCTTGACGAGGTTGCTTTCGTCCACGATCAGGAAGACCTTGTGTGTCTCCACCAGCCTCATTAGCTGGAGATACAGCCGGTCAGATGAGGACAATGACTCGATGCCCCGAATGATAATTTCCTCCGGCATGGATCCGCAGTGGTACGCCAGATCCTCGCGGAGGTTCCGCTTGACTGAGCACGGACAAAGCCAGAGAACCACATCAATCTTGCCCGATGCGATCCTCGGCTCTATCAGGGATAGTGCTGTTCTTGTCTTGCCGGTGCCCTGCTCCATGTACAAGGCACCGACTTTCAGCTTGCTAAGCTTATCCACAGCCTCTTGTTGGTACGGAAGCAGGTTGGTTGTTATCGTCATCTTTCTCTCCTGTATGTGTCGATAAGATCCTGCTGTGCCCATCCAGCCTGCACTTCCTGAGAGTTGTAATAGTTCTCAAGAAATGCCTGCCTGTTCTCTTCTATCGCTCTGCTGACTTCCTGCAGAGCCTCCAAGCCGGTCATGCCGTTTTCGCGGCATTCATCGATCATCTCATATACATCCAGCATTAGTCCTCCTCCTTAAGATCTTCCAGCACATCTCTGCTGGAGCTGAGCACTGCAGTTACCGCAGACTCGTCATCGTGATACTGTTTGCTGACCGCTGTCGGCACCACCTTGGTAACCGACTGGCGATACTCATCGATCTTCTTCTGCGCTCCGGGAGATACTCGGAAGTCGTGCATCTTCACGAACTCCACGATCTCCTCCCATGCTGTCACGGGAACCTTGACTGTGGTTTTGTCGTATCTGCCTCGGCTTTTTGCGCCGCTGATCCGAATTGCAGATCCATATGCATCGGATCCTTCTTCCATCCGCAGGGTCAGGTCGTTGTCGATCAGGAAAAGCCAACGCTTATGCTCAGGTTCAAAAGCTCCACGGATAACCACCTCTGCGATTGCCACCGGAACCTTGACGGGATACCCCTTGCAGAGCAGGATGTTGGCGATCTCTGCAGCTCTGTCTTCTGCGTCACCAGAGGTGATTGTGATCTTACGGCACCACTTGGATCCGTCCCACTTATATCCGTTTGCCTTTACCGTGTTGATGATGTCACGATCATAGTCCGATCTTACAAATACCGCACTGTCTTCATAGCTTACGGTACACAGCACGCTGCTCTTCTGCTCTTCCGGTTCAATCACCTGCTCAGTCGGTTCAGCTTCTTCCTGATCTTCCTGAGCATCCTGATCCTTGATCTCTTTCCAGATCAGATCAATGATTTCTCTCGGATACATGTTCCTTGCATCGATCCAGAATTTTGCCTCGCTCTTAGCCTTAAGTGCATCCAAGATGCGGCCTTTGAGGTTCTGCTTGCTGCTGTCGAGATACGGAGCAAGTGTTTCCTCTACATCTTGAATTTTCTTTGCTCTGAGCACAATCGCCCAAGCAACCTGTTTTTCAGATCCAGTCAGCTCGGGGAGATCTTCGGATGTCTTTTTAGCCTCTTCGAGCTCTGCTTTGCGTTTGCACTCGGTGCAAACATCGATATTTTCAACCGCCCACTCTTCAAACTCGTTGGCTTCTCTTCTGTTGCGTTTCGTTACACGGATCACGAACTGCTCTCCGCAAACCTTACATGTGCATCTCGCTTCTGCTACTGCCATTTTCTTTCTCCTCCTGTGTGTGCGTTGTATCTTTAACTGTCTTTATTATACGGCATTGCGTGTATAAAGTCAACACTTTTACACGCATTTGGCGTAATTTTTGCAAAAAAAAGAGAGCCAGGGACGCATCCCTGACCCTCCGTGATATTACTGCTTCTTAAGGTACCTTGACGAGCAGAACCCCGTATACTTAACTCCCTTGACCGTCACCACGACATACAGCCACTTGACGAGCAGGTTGTTGCTGTAATAGCCGTAATTCTGCACGACAGCGCCTTTCGGCATCGTCACGAGCGCCTTGTAGCTCGTGTTCTTTCCGTCCCGCAGATACAGATCCGTTGTGACGGTATACTTGCCCGCAAGCTTCGGATCATATTTCTCAGCGTACTGACTCGCTACCACGCTCACCGGCTCCGGTGCGGGCTCCGGTGTCGGCTCAGGATCCGCAGGAGCAGCGGCGTACTTTGGTCTTGCATACCCTGCGATCTGCGCATCGTTGTAGGCGATCGTGCGTCTGCCGACTGCATCCTTGTAGTTGCCCTCGATGGTGGTCACCACACTGCCCTCGATGCGCTCGACGATGCCGATGTGATCCTGCACGCCGTCTCTCTGCCAATCGAACACGATGATGTCCCCAGGTATCGGCTTGACTCGTCCGAGCCAGATGCCCGCCTGCCGGAAGAGCAAGACGTGATCGTACACTCCGCACTCCGTCCCGCCGATGATGGATGTGTTGCCTGCCGTGATAAATGCGGCTGAAACGGTCGTGTCGCACCATGCATCCGAGTACTGCACCTTATACCCACGTGCCAACGGCTTGTGGTTGTTGTAGATGTCGATAATCTGCTTGTACTTGCCGTTCGCCTCGCTGTATCCGATCCAACTGCGGAAGATCCCGATGATGGTGTCGGCAGTCACGCCTGTAGTGGCATACTCGGTATAGTACTCCATTGCATATTTATACCGTGTTGACTGCACCGCTGAGCCTGTGTCTGCGGGCATCTCGAACCGCTTGAGCACGGTGTCGGATGCGGTACGGACATCGGATGTAGTGGTGAGGACGGAAAGCACGTTTGGATAACTGCTCTTGAGCTCCGTCAGCAGATACTCGATCTGCATGGCAAGATCTCCAATGGATGTATGCTTGCGCTTGGCAAGATCATACAGTCCACCTTTGCGTCCGGGGCTCGTCCACTGGCAGAGCCCGTACCCGTATACCCTGCCCGGCAACGGATGCAGAAACTCCTCTCTGCTGATCGTGCCGTCATCTACAAATGCTGTATAGGTGGCATCCGTGTACACCTTGCCCGCCTCTTTGAGCCGCTTGAGACAGAGGATCTCGACTCTGTTTGGGATCATGCCGGACTCCGCATAGATGTTGCCCATCATGCCCGCCGCTCCCGCTCTTGTCATGCCTGCGGCGATCAGCTTATCCCATACCTTTTTTGAGTACTGGTTAATAATTGCCATATCATCACTCCTACTAATTAAAAAGGCACCCATTGCTGAGTGCCCACGTAGTAATTATTCGTCTTTTACTGCCTGCTTAAATATCTGGTTGACTCCTGTTGCCGCCAGCCCGCTCACCACGCCGACCGCCGCCGCCGTCAGGATGTCCTGTGCCGGAAAGTCGGGCATGTGGATGGCGTAGCCGAGCAGTCCGAGCGCAAGCCCGCAGAGCCCGACGATTGACGGGATCCACTTATCAAACGACAGTCCCTTGGCGATCATGCCGATCAGATAGCAGATCACGGTGATCGCCGCCACAGATGCAATACCAAAGTCCATAGTTAAGTCTCCTTTTCTTCTGGCATACGGAGGATCTTCAGATACAGCTCATGCGCTACATCGTTGCCGCCAAGGTTGCTGTACGCGGAAAAAACCCTCTTGATGCTCTCTTTTGCGTAGATCGGGCAGAAGCCCTTGTCGGAGTAGCGGTTGTAGTTCTCGACGATCGACTCACGGAGTAAGCTCTGCACTCCGTCGGCGATGGCCTTGTTCTTCTTCTGCTCCTCCTCGAGCCGCTTGGCGATGCTCCGATACGCAAACGCTAAAACGCCACTGATCACGGCAAACAGCCACTGCACCCAGTGCGCTTGGATATAAGCTACAAGCTCCATGATGTCATCACTCCTCTACAGGTGTCTCTTCGGTCTCCTCGGTCGGCTCGATCTGTTCATAGAAGTAGTCCTTCGCCGCATCCGACAGCCAGCCGTACTTAGACTGATCCTCAATCAAAATTACAGCATAATCGATGGTGAACTCACCGTTGTGAATGCAGTTAAGGAAAGCGTTAATTGTCCTCTGTTCTCTCTTACTCATGGCTATTTCCTCCGTAAAATTAAGACTCAAGCACTAATGCCTGTACCTCTGCTATCCGCTTGTCAATGTAAAGACCCACATCTGCCCTGTAGCACACGCTGACCTGTCCTGCATCCGCATAGAGCGTGTTGTTGCCAAGCAGGGTGGTGATGGTAGTGGGGTCAAGGGTGATGGTCTGCGGTGTGGCCAATGCGTAGCAAAGCTGAAGCGGATGCTCTGCAAGATACGCTTTCCATTCTGCTATTGTTGATATGCCCATGTCGGTATTCAGTGAGAACCGATAGCCATCATCTGCAGGATAAGATACAAGACCGCTTTTTACGCCACGTTCGCTCAAATTGATTAGTGGGAAATAACTCGTAATAGCGGTGTTTGATGAAGAAGCACCTAAATATGATCCCCAAGCGATAAACTGATAATAGCCTGTGCCTGCAGTCGGATTACTCCAGTAATTTTCGGAACCATTCAGTGTGACCATTCCTCTATCCACCGTCATCACACCGCTTGCCACATCCAGTGTGCCACCGTAGACGGTTGAAGGGAAGGAGATGGAGTGGGAGTCTCCAGTGTAGGGTTCGTATGTTGTAGCGGTTGAGCCGATTTCAAGCTGTGGGGTTACCACAAAATTTGACACTGTTGTTCCGCTAATCACATATAAGAGTACACCATACGTCTGATTATTAGAAATTGTGGTTGTCTTATTAATGGTACTGATTTGAGTATCTCCAAAATAACCCCCGTCTGAAGTTCTGAATACAACGTGAACACCTGAGTTAGATTCGGGATTATTAAGGCTAAGAACGTAATTGCCGATTTTATCAGTAATTCCGTAAACCGAAAAAAAAGCATTAGCGGTTGCAGTGCCAGACAAAGAAATTGAACCGCCGTTTACAGTGGCAGTTATACCGCTAGAAGAATATGTTCTTAGCGCTGATGCATCGTACAGGTTCTTTCCACACCGCACCACATTCACGCTATCCACTCCGCTGATCGGTCGGATGTTTGTGGGTGACGGATCACCACTACCTGCCTGTTTCGGCTCCACCGCTACGCTCAGCGTCTTGACAGGGATATTCTCTGCGCCATCCGATATGGTGACGATATCGCCTGTGACGGTTTCGGTCGGATACGCACTGCAAGCCATTTCCTCGGTCACTCGGTCACGGATCACTCTCGCCTCACCTTTGACGCGGATCGTCGATACCTCGCCTCCGTCCGATATCGTATCGTTGCCCTCGGTGATCACAAGCTCCTCGTCGTCGTACTCCGCATCGATGCCAGGTATCCCCTGCGCGCCTCGCAGGTTGCCCGATGTGTATGTGGATCCGTCGGTCAGCGTGATCGTCATGGTATAGTCATCGTTAAAAGTTATGTCGGCAATGCCCACGCCGACTGCTCCACGGTTGCCCGACAGCACCGCTGACATCGTGTGCGCATGTAAAGTCACAGCCATATCACTCCACCTCCTCTGTCAGGATCAGCTTAGCCTTTGCGATGATCGTGTCCACCTTGCCGTCCGCAGTTGTCAGCTCGACATCATAGACATACTCGCCATAGTCAAGGTTTGCCGTCTCGTTTGGGGTCAAACTGATCGCAGGATCCGTGCAGCTCATCTGCTTATTGACGATCGGCGTGTCTCCGTACGTCCTTGCCATCGCGAACCGCATTGCATCCCCTGTAGTCGGCTGATACGCTGACCCGTCAGGCTGAGTGATCTCAAGTCCGACATCGAGCGTGTCGCCGCGTGTCATGATAATTGTCGTGGTACCCTTGATGATAACCATCCGTGTGCCTCCTACTCTGCTACATCATGTCTGTAGCACTGGTGCTGTATTGGTGTTCCGTCCTCTGCGATCATCACAGCGGAGTGACAGGGCAAGCCGCTGACAGCCGCCGCCGCAAGGATCGTGTGGTACTTGTTTTCTGCCTGTGCACGGTCAGTGTAAGCATACACAAGGTTGCCCACCGCACCGCCTACATTAACCTGCAATTCAATCACAATATATGTCATGATGCTAGTCTCCTCTTAAGTTCTGCCACTTCCGCCTCAAGCTCTGCGATCCGTCTGTCATGCTCCTGAGTAACTGCGATGTGCGGAGCGATCAGCTGAGTGTAGTCCATCGAGTACTCAAACGTACTGTCATCCATCGGATCATATACGCCGCTCTCTCCGAGCGTGCTGTTGTATGCGATCAGGATCCCGTCTCCCACTGTGCGCTCGAGCAGTGGTCGAACGTCCTGAGCCACGAATCCGAAGTGATACCGGTCGCCTGACTCGTTATTGATCTTAAACCGCTTGGCGGAGAGTCCCATGATAAAGTCGTGCGAATCCGTCAGATCCTGTATGTCGTGCTTCAACCTGCGGTCAGATACCGCTGTAGATAGCAGTGTCGTGCCGCCGGATGCGTTGTATACATAGATCTTGTCGATCGTCTCGGCAAGGATCAGACGATTCGGGATGCTCGCAAATGTAGTCGGACCGACCCACAGGTTGTTAGATACTGACATGCCGAGTGCTGACAACCGATTGCCGTTTGCATCGGTCGTGTAAATAAAACTTGCGTTGGTCATGTACAGCGATCCGTTAAGATCCATTGCTGTCGTGTATAGCCGTCCGTCATTGCGGACGTAGAACATATCCGTGGCGTTGGTGGTCGTCCATGCTGCACCCAAAGCGATACGCTTGACGTAAAAGGCCAGTGTGGTCGTTGCGTTATCGGTCTTGATACCGACCTCATACTCATACGAGCTATCCTTGGCATGCCCATACATGGCGGTGTTGTAGATGTGTCCGCCCTGTGCGCTGGTGCCTCGGTTGGTGTCATTTTTGACGATATTGAAATCACCGATCGATCCGCTGTTTACGGTGATACTGCCGGCGATCTCTGCGTTATTGGCGTACAATTTGCCTGCCTGTGTTACATAAAATGCCGAGTTGCCGACGATGCCGCCGCCTGCCGGAGTGGTACAGCCAGCATAAAACGCCGCCGTACCGCTTAAGCCTGTGACTGCCTGCATGCCGGATCGATAACTGCCGGATGCCACATCGTCCTTTTCCAGTCGGTCGCCGAGGATATTCCATCCGCCGATTGCTCCCGATGTTGCTGTGATCTTGCCTGCTACCTCGGCATTGCCTGCAAACAGTTTGCCGTTGTTCATGATGTAGAACATGTCGGTAGCGTTGGCATTCTCCCACGTTGCCCCGAGCGGTATCTGCTTGATGTAAAACGCTAAGGTACTCCCACCGCCGTCCTCTTTTAACCCGACCTCATACTCATACGTGCTGTCCGCCGCATGTCCGTACAGTGCGGAGTTATACAGATGCCCGCCATCGGCTGTCGTGCCTCGGTTGACATCATCCTTGACAATCTTCCAGTTGGCGATGTCGCCGGAGTCCGCTGTGATCTTACCCGACAGATCCGCATTGATCGCTGTCAGCGATGAGCAGTAAACTGCGCCAGTATTGGTCACGCCAAAATTAGATCCGACGGTAAACCGCCAGTCACTGCCTGACCGTCCGCCGACTGTGGCGGATCCAAGGTTCGCAGTACTCATGTACAGACTGCTGTCTGATCCGAGCGTGCCGGAGTAGATCTCGTTGGTGTTGACGGTAAAACCATTGTTACCGCCGAACTTACCGTACTCGGCAAAGACACCGCCTCGGACTGCCAGAGATGAGCCATCCCAAGCCAAGTGTCCTGACCCGTAGTTAAACGTGCCGTCCGTCAGGTTGATCCATCCATTCGTCCCGACGATGTTGGACGCAGTGATCTCATTCGCCGTGATCGAGTGCGCCACGATCCGATCCGCTGTCACCGTCCTCGGAGTCAGCACGTCGCCGTTGATCGAGTCGGTCTGTGTGCTCACTACCTGATCATGGTTGTTGAGCGCATACACAATGCTCTTGTTGCTCCCACGGATGGCAATCCGGTCAGCTACCAGCGTCCCCGCCGTGATGCTTGCGGCATTGATCTCCACCGCATCCAGATAGCCGGTGATCCGTGCGCCGTGGATGACGGCATCCTTAATCAAACCGACCTGCACAAACAGATCCTTGACCTTTGCCGTGGTGATGTTGGCGGTGTCAAGGTTCGCCATGGTTGCCTGCAGATACGTCGTCTCAACCGTACCGATACGGGCATTGACCGCAGTGATCGCATTTCCGTAGTCCGTCTGCACCGCACTGATGGCGGAGTTAAGTGATGTCGTGATCGTGCCTGATCCGGTCACCACCTCCACACCGACTACATCGTCACCCTGTACGCCGTGGACATATACACCGTTGACACTCCCATCCTGATTACTTATATCCTCCCACGCCTGAGCCGCCGCCTGATAGCGCGCCTGCATCTCCTCCCATGTCAGCACTGTGTTGGAGAGCTCCACGGAGTTTCTGCTCGGCTCGTCAGGATGTTCCGTGATCTTTACGATCCTCTGCCGCTCCATCGTGCCGGTTGGCTCGTCGGTGATCTTGATCGTGTCTCCGAGCGCAAAGGCCAGCGTGTTGTCGCCGGTGATCTTAGCAAAGTCGATCACATCCGCAGAGTAGCTGCGCTTTGGTTTGGCGAGGTCTGCAAGCTTCGCCTGAGCATCTGCCTGCAGTGCGTCGGCATCGGTGTAGCTTGTATCCTCCCAGATCAGCGTGCGGATCTTGGAGCTGTAGCTGTAGTCCTCAACGTAGTTCTTACCGTCATTGTCGATCTCAAGTCCATCCGCACCGATCGGGATCAGGCGTGTGTAATAGTCATAGCTGTCGAGTACCGGCGACAGGCTCCGCAGGTTAAGATCCGTGCGGAGATATACACCACGATCCTGTCCGAGCTGATCCGCAAGCGTGACGACCTTCTGCGCCGTATCGAAATAGATCTCGCACATAAATGCGTCCCGGATCTTGTACAGGATCTCCAGCGGAGTCTTTTTGATGCACTGCACCGACCGCTCTTTTGTCAGCGCAGAGCTTACCGTCCACCCTGTCCCCGTCAGAGCGAGTGCAGCGGCAGCTGCAGCGGTCACATCCTGCGCCGTAAAGATCTGATAGATCTCCTGCTCCAGATCCTCAAGGTTGAGCTTGCACACAATCTGTGTGCCGTGATCTCCCGGATGGATCTCCTTGACGGTGTATCGGTCACTGTCCGTCTCGATGTAGTACTCGTTGCGGATCGTGGATGGTTTGCCCAGGTACGTAAAGGACAGCTCTTTGTCCCCGTCCTGTAGCGTACTCACCACCGTCAGATCCGTGTAGTCTGTATCCGGGAGCATCCGCAAAAATGCCCCCGATGAGTCATATAATTTAAGCATAGCTTAGCTTACCTCTTGATCATCCAGTCGATGCCGTACAGCTCCGCCGGAGTCAGTGCATCGTAGCGGTCAGAGTCCAGCAGGTCAAGCACGGACTCGTCCACCGTCATCAGATCGAGCGGGACATCCGTGTCATACAGCTCCGTCAGCTGGGCGGCAAACTCTTCACGCTTATCATCCGGGATCTGGTAGCCGGTCACCTGTTGACCGTTAATCACGGACTTGCTCAGGATCGGTTTGCCGTCCTCGTCCTTGTCGGCGTACTGCTCGCAGAGCTTTGTCCGCTCCGTCTCGGATCGCTCATACTCCGCCTTGAGCTTGTCAAGGTTGCGGCTGATGGCGTATCCGAGTCTCACCGGCAGACGTTTGTCGCCGAGTGCAAGCAGTAACTGATAGTTAACTCTGATGTCCTGTAATGTCATTTTGCTCTCCTCCGTTATGCATATAGTGGTAAATACTGCACTGCGATGCCCACATGTGAGTTGTCGCAGGTGATTGTCGTCCATCCCGGCATCAGTGACGGGAGCCGCCAGATGTCCGCATCCTTTGGCTGTCCCGATTCCATGATCGCTCCGTCGATGCCGTCCAGTATGATCGTGGATCCATTGGTTACATCCTCGATCGTGACCGGCAGATCCTCGCCTGTGTAGCTGTCTCTGCAGATGCCTGTCAGCACGATCCTACTGATGTCCGATGTAGGAGTCAGGATCAGCCGTGCGGGGCTTGGCAGTGATCCGTGGTTGTATACCCTGACGGATGTCGTGCCGGTCGTCTGCGACAGGTCGCCATGCTCATAGCCGGTAAACTGCAGTGTGAGCCGATGAAACAGCTTCTTGGCGAGCTCCTCGTTGCTGGCGCTCGTCAGGTAGCCAGTAAATCCATTGTCGTACTTGTCCAGTCCGATTTCGCACTTATCCGCACATGCGCCGACGATGGCGCTCACGTTGCGCAGGATATCCTCACGGTCGTTGCCCTTGACGATCAGGCGGAGTGTCAGAGTCTTAAACCCGACCTGCCCGCCGAAGATCGTTGGAACCGCCGCGCCTGTTTTCCAGACGCTGGCGTTTGAAAATTTGCTCGGTGCGAACTGCATCGTTGACTGCCGGGCGCACCATACACTTATATCTTGGTTATTGATCCTCATCTGCGCCTCCTCGACCGCATCGCAAGCTCACTGCTCATGTATCCCGCCGTTGCCCCTGCGAGCTCCCGACCGTCCACGCTGAGCGTCTGCCGCTCTGCCATGTAAGGCATATACTCCTGCATCAGCGCAAGCATACTCATCATCAGCTGAGCGCCTGCGTCCGATCCGCCGCCGATCGTAGATCCTCCAGCGGTCAGCACCCTTGCATTGAGTGCCGCCATGGATGCCACGCCGGACATCACGGAGCTCACGTACTCCGCCATCGCCGCCTGCTGTGCACGGATCCCGCTGATCATCTCCTGCGGGCTCGTCTCCGACCAGCTCCACAGGTTATCCGTGTTTGCCGCTGGGATAATCGCATCGCCCGGGCGGACGTTGGTGTTGAGCCTTGCGCCGTCCTTGCGGACGATCATCTCCGAGCCGATGCCCAGCTCATCCATCCATGCAAAGTAGTCTGTGACGGAGCGGTTGCCGACTGCGTTTTTGGCGGATGCCTTGACCGTCGATGCCGCTCTCTTTGCTGACTCGTTGGATCCGGTCAGCTTGTTGATCAGCGTGGCTGTCTCGTCTGCCGCGATCGTCTGGATGTTTTTAGCCAGGTTGATGAGTCCCGAGTTGATCGCCGCTGTCATCTCCTTGCGCTCAGCGGTGTAGGATGCCTTAAGATCCGCCAGACGCTTGTTTGCGTCTGCATTAAGCGTCTTGATCTCGGCGTTGGTGGACTTGGTTGCCTCCTCGCGCTGAGCCTTGGCATCTGCGCGGAGCCTCTCGATCTCAGCAGCTGTCTCCTCCTCGATGGTCTTGACGGATGCGTTTGTCTCTGCAAGCAGTGCGGTGTTCTCGCGCTCCGCCTGCTCCAGTGCCACAGCCTCACGCTCGGCATATGCCTCGTTGTAAGCCTGCAGCTGTGCATCCGTGAGCTGCATCAGCGCATGGATGGCGGCACTGTCTGCCACGCCCTTGCTCCGCAGCTCCTCGATCAGTCCACTGCCAAGGATCCCGCGTCCCTCGAGCTGAGCGAGTGTTTCCGCCCAGTCTCTGTAGCCTGCCGCCTGAGCCTGCATATTGAACAGCAGCTCCTCGCCGGTTGCCGAAGAACTTTCGAACGCTCCGAAAATATCAAAGGCGCTCATGATCTGGCTCTTGCGGCTCTGGACACTGCTGATGTACTTGTCCTGCAGGTCTTGGATCTTTTTCAGCCGATCCTCATCCGCCTTTGCCACGTCCTCGGCAAGTTTGCTGTCGATCTCCGCCAAGCGATCCGCAAGGCTCTGCTCCTGATCCGCAATATCATCGGCGAGCTGTTGACGGATCTCTGCGGTGTTATCCGCATACTCCTGCTCTAGCTCCGTCAGCGCATCCGCATAGGCTGTCTTGGCGGCATAG